TGACATCGACCCGGAGTTTGCCGTCTTCAATCCAGGCCTTCTCCACAACTCCGATTTGATCGTCAGTGTCGTGACCAAGAAGGAGAGGGGCGGCATTGCGGAGGCGCTTCCAGTCGATTGCCTTGTCGGTGATCTCAAGAATCTCCATTCCATCCCATCGGTCGTAAGGTTCATCGCTCGCGCACGACATCGTGACGGTGCGCTTTTCGGTATCAATCGCGGCACGGTCGAACGTGAGGCTGCGAAAGAGATGCTCGGTTTCCATGTCCGAGCGGAGATGTCAAAGCTACTCGTCATCCGGTTCCAGCTTCGGTGGCGGTGGAGCGACTGCTGCGGCGACCTTCTCAACAGCGAGGTCGATACCAAGTTTATCGGCAAGTTGCTTGTCCTTGTTGATAAGGATGAATGTCTCCTCAATCTCTTCCCCCTGCTCGGCGAGCACTCGACTACGGGACGTGATGTTGAGCTCCAGCGCCTTTTCAATCGCGACCAGTTCCTTGACTGGGTCGACCCACTGCCAACGGCGTCCTTGCCAATCGGGAGAGTTGAACTTGTCGAACTTGCGGAGGGGAAGCATCGCGCCGCCTTTCATTGGGATACCTGCAGTCAAATCGATCTCCAGCCACCATTCGAAGACCGGCGATACGAACGCCTCGATAAACCACTGCTGGCGCATCTTGTACCCTTCGCGGGCATCAAGCACTCCGCCGCGGAGGGATGAGTAGTTGACCCCTTCCAAATCGTTTGCCAGGGAGTTGTAGCTCTCCCCGAGGCCGGACGCGAGTTTGCGGACTACGGTCTTAGTGAACTCGGAGAAATTCCCGTTCGGGTGCTTGGGATCGTACGCAGTGAATTGAAGTCGCCCGATGTTCTCGAAAGTGCCAGCCTCAGCCTCCATGATGGTCGAGCCGTCTGAATCCTGTTCGCCTTTGTACTCCTCGCCTTCAGGGCTTGAGAAAAAGCCCATCTTCTGAGCGGATGCGCGAGCGGCGATAACCTCGGCCTCTTCGAACCCTTGGAGCTGGTGAAGTTCGGACAAGATCGCCGCTGTCCATGGAACGCCGCGAAGCTGGCCTGGTCGCTCTTTTACGAAAATGTGAATGATCTCGTCCGCCGGTACGCGCTCCCGTGTCCGATTTTGGTCGGGGCGCAATCCCCAGATATCGCTGGGGATATAGTTGAGGATGTGGTACGCGACCGGCTTCCCAAACCTGTCGATCTCCACGCCCATAATGACGCGGTTGCCGTTCTGGGTTGTGTTGAAAGTGTGGTCGAGCCGGTCAGCTTCTATCAGCTCCAGTTTCGCTGGATGCTTCTCTTTGGAGAGGATGTGCTTTCGAAGGATGATTTCCCCATCGAATGCTGTTCTTCGCAGGACCATGCACTTGATGGCGTGCCAAGACATCCCGTCGACTGAGAAGGATTTTCCAGCCTCCCACCATGCGTTTTCAACGGCATCGTTTGCCAGAGTGTCCGGCGTACCGTTCGGCTCCTGAATCCCCATCTGAAGTTTCACGCCTTCGGAGCCGATGACATTTGCTTCGAGCGATGCGCCGAACTTTCTCAGGTACGCGTTGTTGCGCTCACCATCGCGCGAGCGGGCGCGGAGGGCAGAAAGAGATTCACGGATCTCGGAGTTTGCCGTTTTGTTCTCGGCCCACCAATCAGCGGTGAAGCGGTTCGAAACCGCTCCGGCGTATCCGCGCTTGGCTTGTGGCTTTACCTCGCGCGAGAACGCACGCTTTGCACCGGCGACCATTCGAGAGAAAATGTTCATGGCCGTCCGAACCGCAGTTTGATGAGGTTGTTACGGTTGAGGCCAGAAGCCCGCGCCATCGCGTCCTGTTCGGCCTTGAGATCGGCGCGAGCGTTGCGCAGCATATTGTAAAGCTTCTCGATATCAACGAGTCCGTACGTCAGTCCGTTGACTGTGACGTTATCGCGCGTCTTTGTGGAAAGCGTGTTTACTGCCGCCTCAAGATTCGCAACGAGCGTGGCGGTCGGTGTCGGCGCGGGGGCAACAAAGATGTTCGGTCCAATCTCTACTGCTCCAGTCCTGTAGGTGAATGACTCGTTCGATCCATCGGTCAGCCGGTATGCCCAAAGGTATTGCCCTGGTTTCAGCTCCGCAGTTTGAGTGGATGAAAGTGTTACAGAGAAAACGTCGTCGTCTTCCGTCGCCTCAATGATAAGCGAAGATGGTCCGAGGAGAGAAAATGAAAGGCTCCAATCCGAAACCGTATAGGCAGGATCAGAGACTTGTAGCTTGATTGTGTCCCCGGCGGAAAACCGTCGAGGCATGCAGGATAGTGTTTGAACTGACATTCGCCGCGCCTGCTCCTCGGGACACCTTCACGGACACCTTGCCCGCTCAGACCTTCGAAGCCGCTACGGTCGGCGGCATGTCAAAGCTACCAGTTCTTCACGCTGAACTTTCGAGGGCGGCGCGGAGCGTTCTGTTGAGGCGCGGAAGTCCGCGGCGTTTCACTCGGCCCTCGGCGAATTTCTTCTGCCTTTGCCAACATCTTTTGCGAGATCACGTCGTAATTCGGGTTGAGCTTTCTCTCCGCGGCCATGGCGTAGACCCGGCAATCCAGCGGCTCATTCCTTACCCCTTTGTCGCACTCAAAGAATCGATACCAGTCACCGTCCAGACCGCGCTTAAGTGTCGAATCCTCTGCGGTCAGTCCCTTGAAGTAGCTGGTGCCATAATCCTCATTCTTCGGGAAGTGCATGTAGCCGATAGGGAACATGGTTTCCCCATCCGCTTTCACCAGTTCGAGCCGCTGATAAATCATGTCTTTGGCCTCATGAGTACCAATCATGTAATGCCAGGCCGGAGGGCGGCCGATCTTTGTTGGCGCTCCGACGACCGGGACGCCGAGGCGGGATGAGCCCTTGCAGGCGAAAACTTTCCTCCCGAAGCGAGGACGCGTGAATGCCAGGACACGAGAAAGGGCATGGCCTTCGTCAATGAATGTTGCGGCCACCTTAAGCTTTCCGCAGAGAGGATGGTTGAATTCTGTGAGGAGAAGTTCATCCAGTCTGCGCCAGATCGATGTTTGCTGAAGCGATCCGTATAGCACTTTGTACCCAAGCCCCCATGTGCGGAAGTCTTCTCCGTGACCAACAAACTCTAGCTCAATGCGTCCTGCCTGCTGGCAATCCCCGCCGACTGTGATTACGCGGATGTCTGCTGGGATTTCTTGGGACGGGTCATACTCTTCCCGACGTTGCTCAATCTCGCTTGCCTCAGGCTTTTTGTCGATCTCTGGCTGGAAGGGCTCGGCATCCTCGGTATTTACGAGCACGCGGATTGCTCGTTCAGGATTCGCATTCTTCGATACATCGATCTCCTTCTGAGCGAGCATCTGAAGGAACCCGCCTGGGTGCTTCGCGCGGTTGATGGGATGCGGCCAGAGAAGTGAACCAGCCTGAAACCCCCGCTTCCCACGGAACTCCCGTGTCGGCTTCCAATCCCCGGCGAGCATCATCTGATATCGCTCGTCGTCGTTGAGTAGCTCTGAGCATCGCGGGCATTCAAGCCGCGCATCCTGTGGCCGTGCTGGATCGTAGCGGAGCATGGAGCGGACCATCACGAACGGTTCACCGCCACACCTCGCGCACGTCACAAAATACTTTTGCCAATCCGATTCCTCGAGCTTCGCATGTACTCGGCTCTTTCCTTTCAGCGAAGGGTAGGAGGCAAACACCTTGATCGTGTCCGGGTATTCGTCGCCGCGCTTGTTGAAGATCGCAAGCTGGTCGCCCTCGTCGGACTCTGATTCTTGAATGGCGTCGATCTCGTCGGCGTACAGGAGATTTCCCTTGGCTCGCCGCATGTCGCCTGGAGCGTTCGCTCCAAACATGTCGATCAATCCGCCAGGAAATAGCTTGTGAAGGATAGTGTTTCCGCCGGTCCTTCGACTGGCCTTGGTCCCGAGATACTGAAGCGGAACCGTCGGATCGAAAAGTTCGCCAACGAGGTTGTCTTTGGAAAACTTCTCAGCGTGCTTCTCGGTCGGCCAAAGACTCAGAATTCGACGCGGTTCTTGATCGATAAAGTATCCGATAGCGTTCAGAACGACTTCGGATTTTCCGGCGCGGCTGAACAGTTCGAGGATCGTCTCCTCGACCATTGGATCGAAGATGCTCTCGAACATCTTTCGAAGGTAGGGCGCGTAGC